CAGAGCACGTCATGCCGCAAAAGGCAGCCTCCAAAGGTGATGCGACACGGTTTATTTTGATGGTGAACCCGCAGCGCCTATAATCTTCTGCGGTTAACACTACGTCGGTCGCTATGATGCCGTCATCCCCTTCGACCAGGCCATTAAAGACGCCGCCTTTTTCGTGAATCACGAACATAGTCAGCATCAAATTACTGAACCCGTTCCCCAGGGAGGTACACATGTCACCGGACATGCGACGAGCACGGCACTCGGCTCGACACGTAGTGCTCCTCATCCTGTTTGTGCCCGAGATGACAGAACAAATGAATTTAGCATCGGCAGGATGGTTGGAAAGGCACCATGAATAAAGACGGAGCTCGAGGGCACGCATTATCTCATCAGTGAAGTGGCATTCAAAGGCAGAGTAGTCGGTCTCGTAGTACAACGACCCAGACCTACGGAGCGCGTCCACGACACGCGGACGCTCTGGAACTGGGGTGTGCTTGATAAAGTACGGCAATTTGTAAACAGCCTCCTCTATCGCTTTAAAGAACCTACCACTATACGCCTTAAAAGTGTCACAACGCGAATTGATCATGCGTGGGTACTTCCACTCAGGATACGACTCCGTCTTGACAAAGGACTTAACATGGCTAGCTCGTCTCTTGCTTGGTCTCCCACCGAGTAAAGCCTCATGCTCGGCACGAAGGGCGGCTTTGCGCAGTTCGTCGTACGACGTTGAAGCCAACCAATCCTCGAATTCCATTGGTTCAACCTTAGGGACGTTCCGCCGCAAGAAGTCATCCACAAAAGACTCAAGCCTAGCCAACACAGTTGGGTCCGCCTTCGGAACTGTCCTCATGAGGCGCATGAGGAAGGCAGACTCAACCGTCTTCGGGTCATTTGAATCAAAGCATAATGGTGCGTAGCCCGGGATCGCACCAAAAGGCAGTTTGCGGTAAACTTTCCGCCTGTCCCTCCTACCGCAAACGGGGGTGACAGACGCGCGTCCCTGCGCCACAAGGTCCGAAGACGCCCCCGGCAAGGGCGTTTCGTCTATGCGCGCTCCCATGGCGTAGACGTGCGGCGTGTTAGACCTTACACGCCGACCGGACGCGCCGAGGAGAAATTTCTTTCTTCCAGCGCGACCAGCAACGCAGCTTCAGTTCCGCGCATGTAGCAAACTGAG